TGCCGCAGCGGTGCCCGGCATTCAAGGGGAAGCAGTGAGAGCCTGCATGGGCGGCTGGTGCGATCTGCGCGGACGGTGCCCGCACTACACCGAGGCCGAGCGTGTCAACGCTGTGGAAAGGCTGTGCATGACTAGCCGCGACGGCATTCGGCTGATCGAAGCGGCGGCATTTAGGGCGGTGCTGGTGGATGTGTTTACCGGCCTGCAAGTTGACAAACGAGAGGAGGATGAATGGGATCAAACGCGGGTGTGAAACCCGATTCTTTGAGTGCACGGAAGGCCGCTGCTGTTGTCGCACAGCACCCCGGACGGGAGGTGCACGATCTGGCCGCAATCCTGGGGCTGACTGTGCGCCACGCCTCAAAAGCGCTCACGGGTGCGAAGAAGGGCGCGATGGTGGATTACTCCCGAGTCGGCAACAAAGCGCGGTGGTATCCGGCAGAGTGCATCTCTGATGTGCGGGAGCAAGATCGCCAGGCCATGCGCCAGCGGCAGTTGGAGTACCACCGCACCGCCAACGAAAACCAGAAGATGCGCAAGATCGAGCAAGAGGCCGAAGATAGCCCCGAGCTTGATGATCTGCCAATGCGCAGGATCTACCCCGCCGATGTGCCGCTGCCGTTCCGGGTGCGGGCGGTGAACTCTGTTTTTGCGCTGGGGGCGGCATGATGAAAGCAAAGTTGTCTGTGCCGGCAACGGTGACGCTCAAGGGCAAAGCCACGGACATGCGCGGCACGGTGGACTACTCGAAAGCCAAGATCACCATCTGTCCGTCGCCCATCAGCATCTATCGGCACGAATACGATCCCAGCAGCGAAGCACACCGCGCCTATGTGCAGCAGATCGCGCAGCTTCGGGGGCCGCTATGAAAGCCCCGCTGTGGATGGCGCCCAGCGAACCGCGCTGCACTGGCCGGGCCTGCACCAAGGGCGTGCCGTGCACCCGCAAGGACATTGCAGACGGCGTAGCGCACCCGCTGGCTGATTTCAGCGTGCCGGCTGGATCGCATGTGCCGGACTGCAATGCGCCGCTGTGGCGCAAGTTTTTGAGCCACGCTGACGCGGTGCGGCCAGTGGCAAAGCCGACTGTGCGGGATTGGATCGGCCAATGAAATACAACAACAGGCCATGCCAAGTCGGCAACGACAAATATCGCAGCCACCGGGAACGGGACAGGCATCAGGCTTTGCTGCTGCTGCAAAAAGCAGGGCGCATCGCCGGCCTAGTCCGTGAAGTGCCGTTTCAGCTTGCGCTGGGCGTCAAGATTGAAGGCGAATCCCGCAGGCGCCCGCCTGTCCGGTATGTGGCTGATTTCGTCTACAGCGATGTGAAGGCGGGGCGTGTTGTGGTGGAGGACGCCAAAGGCATGCAAACGCCACTCTACAGGCTCAAGAAGCACTTGATGGCAACTGTCCACGGCATTCACGTTCAGGAGGCATGACATGAGCGGCTGGAAAATCGTAACCCGGGAACTTTACGCAGCAGGGCAACCATTGCGGCGGGTCGAATTCGCGCAAGACGCATCGGGATCGAATGCCTACGAAGGGCTGCGAGATGCCAAGGCCCTGGGCCTGGTGGAGTGCAAGCGGCACGCCTACACCTACCGATGGCACCTGACAGACAAGGGCAAAGCCTGGGCAGAAGGCGCAATCCGGGTGCGGATTCCAAAGCCCATGAACCAGGGCGGAAAGCGCCAAGTTGCTGCAACTTGGATAGCGCCAATGCTGGGGGTGCGCTTGTGATGCGTGACGCGGTGGACTTCCATTTCGTGCCTGACAACCAAATCAAAATCCACGAACGGCTGCTGAATTGGGCACGCGCCCAGCGCAACAGCACCGGCAATGCAACCGCGCCAATGTTTCGCCAGTACCGCAGCAGCGATCAGTGGGCAGAGCCGACAGCCAGCACGCCAGTCGATCAACGAGACGCGGCGAAAGTGAACAAGGCGTGGCAGCAGTTGCCGACAAAGCACCGCGCATCGCTGGCATGGCACTACATCACGCCGGGAAGCCCTACAAAGGCGTGCCGCGAGATTGCATGCACGCTGGCTGAACTAGCACAGTTTGTAGTCGATGCGCGAAGCATGTTGATTAACCGCAGGATCTGATGCACAATGCCGCCAACGTGTAAGCGCAGACGCATGGACACGCCCGACCATTTAGGCGAAGTTGCCGACCCCGCGTAGGGGATCAGGTCAGGCTAGCGCACACAGACAGAGCCGCCCCGAGCAATCCGGGCGGCTTTTTTTCGTCCGCGAACAATCCGACAGGAACTCGCAAAGTGACCGCCATTAATCAAACGAATTCAAACGGGCGCGGCGGCCCCCGTAAAGGGGCTGGCAGGCCCAAGGGTGCGTTGACAAGCCGAACCCGCGAGATTGCAGAGAAGGCAGCAGGCGAGGGCATCACGCCGCTTGAGTTCATGCTGCAGATGATGCGCCGGGAGTCTTTCCACGAAGACCCCAAGATTGAGGCGCAGCGCGAGATGATGCGGTTTGAGGCGGCTAAGGCTGCAGCGCCGTACATTCACCCGCGCCTGTCGTCTGTCGAGATGGACGCGGATGTGAAGGTGCGCAATCTGGCGCAAGAGCTTGCCGAGTTGAATGCAGCGGCTGACTGAGACACAGAAGGCTGTATTGCGGTGGCGCCAGGCTGGTCCTGCTGAGTTTGCCAAAGAGGTTCTAGGCGCAAAGCCAACGGACCAGCAGTTGCAAGGCGGGCGGGCGCTGGTTGAGAAGCGGCGGGTATCGATCCGCAGCGGCCACGGTACAGGCAAAAGCACCTTTGAAGCGTGGTGTGTGCTGTGGTTCTTGTCGTGCTACTTTCCCTGCAAGGTGCCGTGTACCGCACCGACAAGCCATCAGCTAGAGGATGTGCTGTGGTCTGAGATTGCCAAGTGGCACCGGAAGCTAAACGAACGCATCCCGGCGCTTGGTGAGCAGTTTGAATGGAGCGCTGGGGCATTCCGCATGAAGGCGGCGCCGAACGAGTCGTTCGCGGTTGCGCGCACCAGCAGGCCGGAGCGACCGGAAGCATTGCAAGGCTTTCACTCCGAGAACATCCTGTTCTTGATCGATGAGGCGTCAGGCGTTTCCGACAACGTGTTTGAGGTTGCAGAAGGCGCGCTGTCCACAGATGGCGCCTTCGTTGTTATGGCGGCGAACCCGACCCGGCAGAGCGGCTACTTCTTTGACAGCCACCACAAGATGCGGGCCACATGGGCGGCGCTGCACTGGAATGGTGAAGATAGCCCGATGGTGTCTCGGCAGTACGTCGAAAACATGGCGAAGAAGTACGGGCGGCAGAGTCCGGTGTTTAAGGTGCGCGTGCTGGGTGACTTTGTAGGCGCGGCAGACGGCGTGATTAGCCTAGAGATTCTTGAAGCCGCAAAAGTTCGGGAAGTGGAAGTTGTGCAGTCGGCGCCGGTTGTGTGGGGCGTTGACGTTGCGCGGTTTGGTGATGACTCATCGTGCCTGGCAAAGCGCAAGGGCAATCACATGCTTTCGCCGTGCCGGGAGTGGTGGGGCAAAGACACGATGCAGACGGCGGGGCTTATCAAAGCTGAGTGGGACGCAACGCCGATTGAGCAGCGGCCGGCAGTCATCAACGTGGATGTCATCGGGATTGGTGCTGGCGTCGTGGATCGGTTGAAAGAGCTAAACCTTCCGGTCTATGGCATCAACGTTGCAGAGACAGAGGCGATCAACTCTGACTCGCCGCGCAATGAGAAGGGTGAACCGATGCGGCAATACGCCCGGATGCGTGATGAACTGTGGTTCAAGTGCCGGGACTGGCTAGAGGCCAAGGACTGCAAGATTCTGGACGATGAGGAAACCATTGCCGAGCTGAGTACGCCAACGTACTCCATTCTTAGCAATGGTCTGCTGAAGGTTGAAGGCAAGGACGAGATGAAGAAGCGCGGGGTAAAGAGTCCGAACCGCGCTGACGCATGGAATCTCACGTTTGCGGACACCGCAGCGGCGGCAAAGAAGATGCAGCCCATTCAATACAAGCGAAGGTTGACCGCGTGAAGATGTCGGAACAGGAACTACTCGCCTTTTTAGAGGCCGAGCAGGATTCCGCCTATCACCACATGACGGGCGACATTGCCCGGGACCGTGTGCAGGCTTTGCGCGACTACATGCGCTTGCCCTACGGCAACGAAGAAGAAGGGCGCAGCGGAGCCATTTCGTCTGACGTTTTCGACATGGTCGAAGGCATGCTGCCTGACCTGTTGGAAGTGTTCGTCTCCACCGACAAGGCAGTGGTTTTCGATCCTGTCGGGCCGGAAGACGAGGAAAGCGCCAAGCAAGTTACGCAGGCTTGCAACCATGTCTTCTACAAGCAGAACAACGGCTTCTTGGTGCTTTACAGCGCAATCAAAGATGCCCTGCTGCTGAAGACCGGAGCCATCCGCTGGTGGTGGGATGAATCCCGCGTTGTCAACTTCAACGTCTACACCGCCGACGAGATGCAGATTGCGGTGTTCCTGACGACTAACCCGGGCGCGCAGGTTGTCGAGCAGTCAGAAGCCGAGCCTGACCCGCAGATGGCCCAGCAGTACGCCCAGCAGGGCATGCAGGCACCCCGCAGGCTGCGGGTGAAGATCAAGACGGTGAGCAAGAAGGGCAAAGTGCGGATTGCCAGTATCCCGCCTGATGAGTTGCAGATCAGCCCGCGCCATGACTCGCTGTTGCTGGACGAATGCCCGTATGTTGCGCATGTGACCGAGCGCACGCTCAGTGACATTCGGGATATGGGCTTTGACGTTGACGAAGACGACATCAAAGCAGCGCAGAGCGAAGCAACCACGCAGGATCGTGAGTTGCGCGATGAGTTGAACAGCAGCGGCCGGAACTGGCGCGTTGACAACGACCAAGACGGCAGCATGAAGCGCGGATGGCTGCGCGATGAATATGTGCTGGTGGACTTCGACGGCGACGGCATTGCAGAGCGGCGCCGGGTGTTGCGTCTAGGCCAGAAGATCCTTGAGAACCGCGAGTGTTCTCATGTGCCTATCGCCATGTGGACGCCGTACATCCTGCCGCATCAAGTGCACGGCCTGAGCCCTGCGGATCTGGTCAGCGATGTGCAGAAGATCAGCACAGATACGCTGCGGCAGCAGATCGACAACCTGGCGTTGGCGAACAACCAAGAAACGGTGGTCCTGACCGACAGCCAGGGCAACCCGATGGCCGATCTGGACGACCTGCTGAATCGGCGGGTTGGCGGCATCTTGCGCGAGAAAACGCAGGGAGCAATCCGGCCGTATGTCGAGCGGTGGCAGGGTATCGAAGCCATGCCAATGGTCGAGATGCTGCAGGGCATGAAAGAAAACCGCACCGGCTACACGCGCTATTCGCAGGGCCTGGACGGGGACAGCCTGAACAAAACGGCAACGGGCATCACGAAGGTGATGAACGCCAGCCAGAAGCGGCAAAAGCTGATGGGCCGCATTTGTGCGGAGGCTTTGTTGTGCCCCACGTTCCGGGGCATCTTCAAAACGCTAGCCGACTATTGCATGGAAAAAATCAGCTTCCGGCTGAATGGCAATTTCGTGCAGTTCGATCCGCAGGAATGGCGCGATCAGTACGACATGACGATCAACGTCGGCATTGGTCAGGGCGACGAACTGCAGCAGGCAATGATGCTGCAGCAAATTGCAGCGGCGCAAATGGCACTGATGCAGAGCCCGATGGGCGGGCGCGTCATCACGGAACAGAACGTGTTTGAAGTGCAGTCAGAGATTGCAGAGAACGCCGGCTTCAAGAGCCCGGAGCGCTTCTGGACTGACCCCAGCAAACTGCCGCCGCCGCAACCTCCGCAGCCTGACCCGAAGATCGCGCTTGAGCAGGCCAAGTTGCAGCAGGCAGCCCAAGAAGCTGCAGCCGCACGGCAAGACCAGGCGCAACGCTTCCAGGCTGAGACGCAACAGCAGATGGCAATTGATCAAAACCGGCAGGAATACGAAGCCCGCCAGAAGGATCGTGAGCTTGAGCAGCAGGCGCAGATTGCCCGCATGCAAGCGCAATACGAAGCCCAGGCCGAGGCGCAGCGGCTGGCATTTGAGCGGTGGAAAGTTGAGACCGTCGAAGCCAACAAGCTGCAGCTTGCACAGATGACCCAACAGGCCGCTGATCGGCGCGCTGTGTTTACCTCACAAAGCCGATTCGGCGCAACGCAACAGGACGATTCATGAGCAGCATTGGTCAGTACGGCGACAAGTTCGTGGAAGAAGTTGCCGTTATCAGCAGCGGCAACATACCCAACAAGTTTCGCGAGACGTTCGAGGCGTGGCCTTCTGTCGAGTGGGATGAAACCAAGGCCGCTGGTGACATCGTCACGGTCGATGGCAACGCGATGGGCGCGAGCTACCTAACCATCTCGCTGGACCCGCTGTCGGCCGGCACCGAGACGTATGTCGATACGACGCAGACCTTCAAGATGCCCGTCGAAATGGCGGTTGGTTTGCACACATCGCAGCAGGCGTGGGGGCAAGACCTCAGCGTGGAGTTGATCGACCGCGAGTTCATTTCCGAAGCACAGGTCGATCTCGCCATCGCGTCAATCACGCAGTCCACTACAACACTGACAGTTGAAACGGTGCTGCCGCACAACTTTGCGGTCGGCAAGCGAATCGGCATCCGTGGATGCAGCAACGCTATCGTCAACTACCCGTCGCTGGTCATCGCCACGGTCACCTCCCCGACGCAGTTCACCGTCACCGGCGGTCCCAACAGCACCATTCCCTCGCAGACGGTCACGAACCCTGCGGGCGCGAAAGGTTTCGTGTATTCCCGTCCAGCGCTGTCCAGCAGCCGCAACGGCACCGCGATGCACATCGAAAGCACCACGGCAACGCTGGGCTTTTTCTACGCCCGTGCTTCGGCTGGCGATTCCCTTCCGTTCGCCGCTGGCTCAGGCAACGCGCTGACTGCAAGGCAGGCCACGACCACCGGCACGACCGCATCTGTGGCGCTGTCTGCGACGCCGTACACCTACGCATTCGTCCCGACCAACGAGTACCGCCTCGCGCTGATGGCGGATCGGCTGCAATGGTCGGATGCGCTGGTGGACTCTCTTGCGGCAGCGACGAATCGCGTGCTGCGTACCCAAGTTGTCCCCAACCCGGCCAAGGATTACTTCCTCCGCATCAAGGCCCGCAGCGAGCCGTCGCTGACAGTCCCGGTCGGGCAGATCGTCACGGTCAGTAAAGCCGGATCGACGACCGCAACGGTCACGATGGACCGTCCACATGGACTTTTAACCGGCGATCTGGTTGTCGGCTACGGTTCGCGTGAAACTGCCGCCACTTTTTATCCGGCACTGACGACGGCTGCGGCAGTCACTGTGTTGACGGATACGACGTTCACGGTAGTGTGGGGAACATCTGGAACCACCACCAGCTACGGCGGCTTCATCTCCAAGGTGAACGCGGCCTGCCCGCAGCCGGGTGCGGTCACGATGGCGATCCAGTCGGCCGTCAAGACGACGCTCGCGGACGGCCAGCACCAAGTGGTGCTGGTGGGATCGGCAACCTGGGCCGGATTGGCGATTGGCGATTACGTCAACCTCGTCGGTGTGCGCGACACCGCAACGGGTGCAAGCATCGGGATCGACGGCGCGTGGAAGGTGGCGAACTTTTCGACCACCAGCCTGACGCTGGTCAACATCATGGCCTACTCGCCGACCGTTGCCGACTTCGCGCTGATCAACTGCGGCGGCGGGGTCATCAAGCGCACCGACCTTCGCATCAGCTACGTCCGCATGTTCGACTTCGACCGCTTGCGCGTGGAGATGCTGCCCCGACCGACTGGTGACATTTCGTCTGCTGCGTCGGTGACCGTCCAGAACGTCCCCGCAGTGACGGTGTCGTCGGGCACTGTGACTACCGTCACCACCGCAGGCACTCC